TCACACTGTTCCCATAATAACCGGCAGTGTCAGGTGTGCGACATTACATACCGCAGATTGCGACGTATGGGGCACACGGATGCTGTTTAGTGCGGCAGCATCTAGGTTCTTGCACTACTACCTATGTACAACAATTTACCCCTAATCCCGCGCGGAGGCATTCGCGTGGTCGTAGGGGAAAGATGCATGAAGGGTGTACGGAGGAGATGTTGGACTATGAGCAGGAGAAGATTAGTGCTGATTGGCATGCGCTGTCTAAGTCCGGTGTCCAACGTACTCGTCGTAGAGAAGAGCATGCTGATGAACGTCGGTTTAAGTTGAGGGGCTATCGTGGTCATGGTCATGTCGACAAGCTCTTGGGGTTTGAAGACAAAACTAAGATCGCTAGGCGCCGGCGGTTAAGATCTGGTACTGAAGTTAAGCCTAGGAAGACGCATCCCACTTATGTTGAATCAGAATTTCCTGGTCCTTTCCGAAGGCCTGTTCAGCCTTGGAATGTTGTGCGTGCGGGTTTTAACATTGGTCGTTCTGCAGCTCAGTTTAGGCGCAAGGGGGTCGTGCCTATGGTCTCTATTCAGGTAGTTCGCGATGCTTGTGCGGGTTCTACTGATAAGTGGTCATTAAGGCTACTAGCTGAGATGGAGAGGCTATTATTGCTCCGTTCAGGTGATGTTGAGGAGAATCCGGGTCCATATTGTTTATATTCGGGTCAGGTTATTAGGGGTGATTGGTATCATGGCAATTTAGTTTGCCCTAAATGCCATGTCAAACTTGACCATCCTAAGAAACGGTATGGTAAGCACTATAAGGTTCAAGAAGAAGATGTTTGGTCGGGTGGTCCTATTTCAGTTACTACAACCCGCAATATACCGCCTTCTTCCACTGCCGACAAAGAGTCCGTGTTTGATTCGGTCAGTGAAGCTTCGAGTGCTAGTACAAGCACCTCGTCCAAGGTTGAGGTCCAACGAGATCCTGTGGTCTTGGATGGACATGTTCTGTCGCAGTATGATAAAGCACAAATTTTGAAACCTTTGGTACGGTTTGGGTATTTAGATTTGATTTCCCAGTTTTTGTTTGGTGATTCTGATTATGCTCGGAGTGTTCGCTCTAGTGACATCAATCTCCATTATGATGGTGAGAAACGTGTGGTGCCTAATCGCAATGTTTTGGAACATAAACAGCCACTTCATATCGCACGCATTTATAAGGAAGATGTGTTTCTACCCAGCTGGCGCTATCGGATTAGTTTGTGTCTTTCATATTTGTTGCCTATTATCGTTGGTCTCAATCTTGGGTTCTGGGCATATTTTTATGCGCCTTTGGTTCTGTCAAGCCCCTTGCTAGTAATTCTTGTTTTTGTTAACAGGTATTATCAGAAAAATGTTTCACATGGTGAGTATGTTTCTGTTGCTCTCAAGTATGTTCCACATTTAGTTTCCTCTGTCGTTCAGGAATACGAGAGGGGTACCAATATTGAGTGCTTGGAGACTACAGTGAGACAGAGGATTAGGAGGATGGCATCATTGCCTATACCAGATATAGAGCTGTTGGATTGTATCTATGGCTCTGAGGTTGTTATTAAGTATCTGGTGATCCATTCTCCTTTTTTCGTACATCGGGCAGGCTTTTGCCTGCCCTAGTGGACTGTTACGTTACTTCTAGGAAGGTTTATGTTGAAGGTGCTCGTGTATCTGAGATAAATCTTCCTGTTCCTGATGGTAAGTTGGTCCATGATGGGTTGGCAAGCATACAATTGCCCGCTGTGCGTAAGGAGCGGAGGCGTATGTTCCGTAGGCTAAACTTTGGGGCAGTCCCTGGCTATGCCCCTATTTGTCTTGATTCTAATGATCCTGATACGGTTAAGAATGCTTTTAATCAAAGGCTATTCCGTACTGTGCCTAGATCTGATTATGATGTTATGCAAAGATTTAGGAATTTTGTTAGAAATTTTGTTCGAACAAATATCCCTAAGGTTCGGCCTATGGATTTTGAAGAATGGCTCAGTAGTACTTCATATAATGATGCCCGAAAGAATGAGTTACGTTTCGCGAATGAGCAGTTGCGTGGTGGTTTGCCTACACGCAAGTTGGCTTCTCATATAGACACTTTTGTTAAGACGGAATTTTATCCAACATTAAAGCATGCTCGCATGATTAATAGTCGTCATGATGCTTTTAAGGTTTGGTCTGGACCCAGGTTCAAGGCTATCGAGGAGGTCATTTATGATCTTCCCTGGTTCATAAAGCATGTTCCCGTGCCTATGCGTCCCTTTAAGATAATGGATTTACGTAAATCTGGCTGTCACTATTACGCCACAGATTTCACTGCTTTTGAGAGTCATTTTATCCCGAAATTAATGAATATCTGTGAGTGTGAGTTATATCGGTGGTGTCTCGCGAACGAGCGCGATGCTGGTTTTTTGTGTAGTATCCTTATGGGTCCTAACCGTATGAGAACGCGTACTCATGTCTTTGCCACATGTCGTGGCAGGCGCATGTCTGGTGACATGTGCACTTCATTGGGCAATGGCTTCACGAATCTTATGTTAGCTATGTTTCTGGTGTCTGAGAAACATGGTAGTATGCAAGGTTATGTTGAAGGAGATGATGGCATTTTTGCCTCCACAGTGCCCTTGACGAGCTCTGATTATGAAAAGATGGGCTTTACTATCAAGATAGAAGAGGTCGCTGATCCCTGTTCTGCGTCCTTTTGTGGCCTCATTTTTGCCGATGGTGGTCAGATAGTTAGAGATCCCTATAAATTCCTTCAGGGGTTTGGTTGGACTAGTTCTTTCATCAATGCTGGTTCACGCATCATGGATGAATTGCTTCGCGCTAAGGCTCTGTCATGTGTCTATGAAACCCCGCAGTGTCCTATTGTGGGTGCATTGGCACGTGCAGCGTTGAAGAGAACTGAGCATGTCCACCCACGTTTTGTTCAGGATGGCTATCATGACGTTCTTCCTGACGTCGTTGACATCCCAGCGTTTGCCCCGTCCATGGCAACTCGCGAGCTCTTTTCAGTTTTATATGGTATTTCCATACAGCATCAATTATTATTGGAGCGAGCTCTCAGTTCTGGCAACATGCAGAGAGTGGCTAGCCTGCTACCTCCTCCGTTGGATGTAGGCCACTTTGCTCAGAATTACGTGATTTGTGCATAAGGCGTTATTTACTTGTCTGGGCTCGGGTTTTATCCTCCCTATAGACAGGTTTA